GCGGTCCGGTGCTGCCCTGCTGCCCGGATGTGCCCGGAAGGCCCGCCGGTCCGGGTGCCCCCGTCGGGCCCGGCGGACCCTGCGGCCCGGGTGGTCCCTGATCACCGCGCGGACCAGCGGGACCGGTCGTGCCGCGCATACCGGCCGGGCCAGGGATACCCGCGATCACCGTCTCCGCTGCACCGCACGCACCACTCTTGCGCAGCTCGATGGCCACCTCGGGCAGCCCGACCGTGCATGCCTGACGCACCTGGACTGCCAGCGACTCACCCCGCATCGCGCGGTCCTGCGCCTGCGACGCGTCCACCGTGAGCAGGGCGGCCGAGGCGATCACCACGGCGCCGCCGATGACGTAGGGGGTATAGATCACCGGTCATCCTCCATTGCAGCGCGGCAGGTACAGCGGGTTGTCCCGGCGCGACTGGCTGACCTGCTCCTGCGCATCGATCAGTTGCTGCAACGCGACGTTATGCGCGGCGACCGCGCGCCGGTAGGTCTCGATGGCCTGCGCGCTGAGCTCTGGATTCCCGGGCGGCGTGGACAGCAGGGCCAACTGCGCCTGGTTCTGGCGCAACTGCTGCGCCGCCTGCTCACGCAGGCCCTGGATCTGCCCCTCTGACGCGGCATTGCGGGCGTTCAGTGCATCGGAGAACGCCGCGAAACCGCGGGTCTGGCAGTCGGCCACCTCGCTGAGACGGCTCGATTGCTGGCCGATGAGGACCGACCCGGCGATGCCGATCAGGAGCACCAGCCCCCCGATGAACGTATTGAACGAGAGCACGCCACGGATGGCGCCGCTGCGACTGTTCACCACTGCCCCCACTGCGAAGCCGACGACGAAGCCGCCGACGGACGAGAGTGCGACCGCCACGGTGTACGCGAAGTCACCCACGGTCACCTCCGGACACTTTCTCCCGCTTCGGCGTCGGCGGTTCTGGCGTGGCGCGTCCAGGGTGTTTCAAGGCGAAGCTGCCACCCACCAACGTCATGAAAACCCCATAGATGTACGGGTCGGGCTTGTAGCTCGATACGAAGAACTGCGCGCCGAAGTTGATAGCGAACACGATGCTGACCAGCACGATCACGCCATTCGCGATCCTCGGGGGGATCATCGTCGCCCGCCTTCCGCGCGCCACTGGACGCGATGGACTGTCGCATCATGAGGATCACGCCATGTCGCGGTCGCGATCAGACCTGGCCCACCCACCGGACGGTGAGCATGGTCAGCACGCTGGTGAGGTTCGCAGCTTTCAGGGTGCCGCCCGTCGTACTGGCCCATGTGGACCAGAACAGCTTGTCGCCAGCGGCCATGACCCGCTCGCGATGCGCGTCGAGCTCGATCGCGCCGCCCGCGGTGGCACCGTCCAGATCGGACGCGATCGCCGCGGTGGTGACCGTGGTGGAGTTCAGCGTGATGTGCGCGGCAGCGCTGGCCGGGCTGGACAGGCCAGTGACGATGGCGTGGAAGTGCATCACGTAGCGCCCCGCCCATCCGGTGGGGATCTGTATCCACGACGCGGTGCCCGCAGTGGCCGACAGGTTCGCCATGCCCATCGGGTCCGCGCCGCTCGGCACGTTCCACCCGTTCTGCGCGATGATATCGGTGGCCGTCTGCGTGACGTCCGAGGTCAGGCGCACCTCGCACGACGGCGGACCGGTGAGCATGGTCAGCGTGGTGACGATCGCGTTCAACTCGGACGCGGCGGGTGTGTCGTTCGGTGCGTAGGTGCCCGGCAGCGTGGGATACGTCGGCATCAGGTGCTCCTATCCGAGGATCGCGGACGATCCGAGTTGCCCGTACACCGCGTCACCGAGCGCCCACCGGCGAGGCCCGTGCGTCGCCCGGATGGTGAGCGTGTCGCGCAGCTGCGAGCCGGTGAAGCTCCGCGTAATCGCCGAATGGAAACCGACGACACGCTGGCCGTTGTCACCGAGCAGGAGCAGGCACGGGTCTGCCACGTCGCGCCGGGGGTCGCCTACCGTGTCGAACGTGTTGAACGTCGGGATCTGCTGGGAGGCCCGGCGCAGCAGGAACATCGCGGTCGCGGTCACCGAGGCGAGATCCTGATACCAATCGCCACCGGCGAGGCTGAGCGGCAGCACCGCGCCCCCGTCGGCCGCCAGCGTCTCGGGCCAGGTGATCGTCGCGGTGTCGCCGGGCGGCTTCGCGAGGATCAATCCGGCGATCCGCAGCGCCGGCTGCGGATCGGTGTTCGCGCTGGAGATCAGCCGGAAGCGCCCCGGCAGCGCACCCGTGTCGCTGACCGCGATGCGCACCCGCTGGCCATCGTTCAGGCCCGACTGGTTCGAGGTGTCGACCATCAGTTGATTGGTCCACTCCTCTGTCTCCGTGCCGTCATAGACGAACACGTAGCCCGAGTCGACGCTGGAGAACCACGCGGGCAGTGTCGAGGTGAGGCCACCCTGCAGGGTGCCGGCGAGGCTCTGATACAGCCTCGGCACGGTGCCCGTCTCGATCGCGATCACCGTGGGATCGGTCGGGAAGATCCAGGTCGACGCACCGACCGGTACCGGCATGGTGTCCACCGCGGGCAGCGTCCAGGCCACCTGCCAGGACGCCTGCCCGGGCTGCGTGGTGATCTGCACTGTGTTGACGTGGTCGGCCTGGCTCTCGACGGTGCCGACGTCCGAGGGCGACGCCAGCGTGATCGTCTCGGGCGTGGCTGAGGATCGCGCAGTGACGCGGTTGCGCCAGTGCACCTGCCCGTACGCGTCGGTAGAGATCGAGGCGGACTCGGCCGAGGTCAGCGCCTTCAGGTCGTCCCATGCGGTCGGGCCCGGCGGCGGCACGTAGCTGATTTCGTTGAGCGAACGATCCACCGTTGCCAGCGCCGTCACGGTCCGCTCGGGCACCGCGACCGGAGCGCCGGTCTCCTGCCAGGCCATCGCGTCGGCCATCGGCACGCCGCCGCGCCAGTGGATGCCTTCCTGCGGGAAAAACAACACGTTCAGCGCGGTCGCCGCCTCGCTGTTGCTCGAACCACTGGCGGTGTAGCTGATCTGCGTCACGCCGTCCACGATGAGTTTCGCGGTCACCGACGCGCCCGAGTGGTCCACCTGCGCCCATACGTGACGCCACGCGGTGCTCGGCGGCGTCCAGTCGGCTCGGTAGATCAGCGTCCCGCCGGTCTCTACCTGCAACTGCAGTACCGACCCGTTGCTGGCGATCGAGATGCGCTGCGCGTAGTAGTTGCCCCCGGAGATGACGAAGCCGAAGTAACAGCGCAGCACGGGCTGGCGCAGGGTGGCCGCGGGTGTTGGGTCGTAGCCGGCGACCGTCGGCCCGCAGTAGATCCAGGCACTCATGCCCGTGGACCGCCCAGCGATCAGCGGCTGCGTGTCGCGCCCGGTGTAGATCAGTGACCCGGGGTAGGTCAGGGCGTCCGAGTTGCGGGCCTGACCGAACGGGCCATCGATCCAGTACAGCCCGTCCCCGCGTCGCCCGGGCGAGATGTTGTAGGTAGAGGGGAACAATTGGAAGTTGCCCCACGGGGCTTGACTTAGCTGTTTGCCGACAGCGGGCGCGAACGAGCCGGTCAGCGGCAGCCAGCACATCGCCAGCACGCCGGTGCTCGACACCCACGGCGGGCGCGGCCGGGTGAGCAGGCCAGCGGCGTTGAAAATCCCGTCGACCACGGCGCTCGCGAGCCCGCGCATGGCTTCGTCGCTACCCATCCGCCCGGCCGCCGCGCCGTCCACCGCCCACGACGGGTAGTGCACCGGGCCGCGCAGGGTCGGCGGTATGTCGCTGCACACGATCGTCACGGTGTTGCTGGAGCGCTGCACCGTCGGCTCACCGATCGTGCCGGTGAACTGTCTCGTGGGGATCCAGCCCCGCGAGGTGGCGACGCTAATGGTCCAGCGCACCGGGGTGTCGAGCTTGCGCACGCCGTAGAGCGGACTGGCCGTGTTGTAGGGCGCGAACACCTCGGCCACCGGCATCCACTGCCCGGCGCTGATCACGTGGCCGTTCATGATCAGGGTGAGCGTGCGCGACGACGTGCCGGACTGCACCCGCATGGAACCGGGTGCACCGTCGGCCAGCTCCCACTGCATGGACGGGTTACCGACTGCCGCTGATACGTCCGAGAGGGCGTGGCTGTAGCCGCCGTCGCGATTCCAGTCGATCTCCACCGTGCTGCGCAGTTGGCGGCGCTGGCCGGGCAGCAGGGCCAGCGCCAGCGCGGCGGCGTCGAGCGGGTCTGTCGGGATCAACACGGGGGCACCTGATGCCATACTGGTCGCGTGCTGACAAGAGGACCGGCGACCGCCCGCCGGGAGCATTCACCGATGAGTGTGCTCGACGCGCTGGCGCTGACCCTGCTGATCCTCGGCGCGATCGCGTGGCTCTGGACGGGGCAGTGGAGATTCATGCTCACCGGCGCGGGCCTGACGCTCGCGGCGCTGATGTTCTCCGCGGCGATGGAACGCCAGCGCATCACGCCTCCCGCAGAGTGATCGCGGAGTCGATGTTCGCCAGCCCCGGATAGGTCTGCGTCATCGCGGGCGGCAGCACCACCGGGCAGCCGGTTCCGGGGCACCAGTCGGTGCTGTCCGGGTGCCAGAGTCCAGGCCCGACGGTGACCGTCCTGGCCGCACCGCTGGCAGCCACCAGGATCAAGCTGGCGGACACCTGACCAGCACTCGGGGTGAACGTATAGGTCAGCCACGCCCAGCCTGCCAGCGTCACGCTGGTGCCCAGCGCGGTACTGCCAGCGCTGCCCGCGACGTCGTAATACTGCACGCCGAGCTGTGCGTTCAGGGTGCCCTTGACCAGCAGGCCGACACTCACCGTCTCGCCCGGGATCAGCGGAATCTTGCCGCCCGCGTCCACCCGTAGCGTGCACACGGTGGTGGCCGGGACCGACCACGCCACCCCGCCGTCGAGCAGGCCGAGATAGGCCGCCGGGTAGTCGGTCACCGCAGCGTAGGCGACGGTGCCCGCCGTGACCGTGTGTGCTGAGGTGTCCAGCGAATAGGAGCCGCCCGAGGCGCCGGAGCGGGTGAGCCGGTTCCCTGCCCGCGGGTCGATCACCCGCAGCGGCAGCCGGGAGAGTCCCTGAAACATCGCGTGCGCGGCTGCGAGCTCACCGGGCGTGAGGCACACCCAGGACAGTTGCCAGGTGCGCCGGTGGCCCATCACGTCCAGCGTGGCCGTGCCGTCGAGGCTGGCCGTCATCCCGCCTATCAGGTCCTCATTAGCGCCAGTGGGCGTCGACAGCGGGATCAGCGGGAGCTGTCGCAGGTAGCCGAGCGGGCCGAGGTAGAAATACCGCAGGTCGGCGTCGGTCAGCACGCTCGCGGTGGTCATCGTGTCGCCGCCCAACTGTTCGCGTTGTTCACCGTCAGGGCCAGGTCACGCCCGCTGACCTTCCACTGCGCCTGCTGCAGCGCGGTGGTCATTGCGGCCTGGATCGCCTGCGCGGTGGGGAATTGCGGCAGGCCCGCGCCGATCCCGGTGACGTCGGCGGTGCCGGTGAGGCTGAGCGGCGAGAGCAGGCCGGATATGTCGACGTTGCCCGCCTGCGCGGCGACCTGCGCGAACACCTGGCGCAACAGCGGCAGTATCTCGGTCATCCGGCCCTGCAGCCCCTGCAAGAATCCTTCCACCGTGTTCGAGCCGATATCCGCGAACACGGTGGACGGGCTGGAGATGCCGAGGACGCTTTTAGCCGCGTCCCACGCCTCTTGCGCCATCCGTGCGGCGGCCGAGGCAGCGCTGGAGATCGCGCCCTCGATACCGCGCACGAAGCCCGCGACCGCATCGGCACCGGCCTGCAACATCCGCCCGGCGAGGTCGCCGAGGGCACCGACGATCCGGCCGGGCAGGTCGGCGAAGAATCCGAGGACGTCCCCGATCCTGTCTTCCAGTCCGCCGATGAATCCGGCCACGATGTTGTGGCCGAGGTCGATAAACCACTGCGCGGGAGAGGCGATGCCAAAGAACGAGGCCAGTGCCTGCGCGGCGTCGATAGTCGGCTTCGTGAAATTGTCGTAGAAAAAGTTCTGAATCGAGTCAAGGTATTTGTTCAGCCCGTCGATGCCCTTGATCAGCCCTTCTATGGCGCCGCTGATATCGAGCAGGATCGAGACGAAGCCAGCGAGTGCGGTGATCAGGTTGGGGATGCCACCCGACGCAACCCAGTCCACGAATTTCTGCGCGAGGGCACCGATCGAGTCCGCGATCGCCTGCCACTTGTCGGGAGGAATAGCCACGATCGCAGCGCCGAGCCGTTCGAGCATTCCGGCGAACGCGTTACCCAGTGACTTCCAATCGATCTTAGATATCAGGTTGCCCATGTCGCGAAAGAACGCGGTTAGCCCGGGACCTGCCGCGGTAAAGAATGTCAGCGACCCGTGCGCCAGCTGGACGACGAGATCCACCACGGTCAGGAGCACGTCTCTGACCTGCTGCATCGCCGGGACCAACTCGTTACCGGTCGCCAACTCGTTGAACAGGTCACCGACGCGGAGCAACGCGCCGCCGACGATCTCCCCCCAGATCCGGTAAAGGTCCTGCGTGGCCAGAATGTTGAGCACTGCGTTAAAGGCGGACACCGCGCCCTCGCGCACGCCGTCCAGGAAGGTCTGCACCCCGGCTAGTGCCGTCTCGATCTTCCGCGTGCCCTCCACCGTATTGATCACGTTGGCGAGGTCACCGGCGAAGTGTGACAGCTCCGCGATGATGCCGACGAGTCCGAAATTGACGGACTTGATCACGCCTTGCAATGAATCGAACACGGGCCGGAAATCATTGGCGAAGGCGGTATTCACCGCCACCTTCAGGTCATTGAACGGCTTTACGAGATTGACCGCCGCGGTTTTCAGGCCGTCCATTCCGAGGGAGAACGCGAGCAGCGGAGCACCGATGCCGAGCAGCAGTGGCGGAACCGAGCCGATGATCGCGACCAGTGCGCCGACCGCCGACACTGCGGCACCTGCGCCGAGGGTGATCGCGCCTGCCATCAGCGGCGCTTTCAGTGCCAGCAATCCGACCGACGCGGCAGTGCTGGCGATCGATCCGCCGAGTGAGGACATGGCCGGTTTCAGCCCGTTCGCGGACAGGCCGATCAGATTCTTGATCATGCCGCCAGCGCCGTCGCCCGATCCGGTCATCGACTTGAACGTGTCATCGACGCCCTTGCCTACTCCGATCAGATCCTTGAACGCGGAGGTGAGCTTGCTCAACGCCGAGGTGTCGGTGTCCACCTTCACGTTCGCGGTGACACCGGCCGAGGCAACCTTGACCATCTCGGCCAGCTTGCGCCGGTACTCCACCGCGTCCCCCGGCTCGGTGGGGATCTGAACCTTGAGCGTGTCCTGTATCTCTTTGATCTGCGCACTCACCTTCGTGCGCAGGGCCTCACCGTCGGCGTTCAGCGGGATGTTGGCGGCGTTCTTTTCCACCACCTTGACCGCGTCGGCCACCTGGCGCTTGAACGCCGCGTCGAGCGCGTTGATCGGCACGTCGGCTGCGGGCATGTTCTTTGTCTGATCCTTGAACTTGTCCTTGAACCCCTTGCCGGCGGCGTCGCCCGCCACCTCGGCGTCCGCGGTCAGCTGCGGGCCGGATTGCTTGATCGCGTCCTGCAGCGCGCCCTTACTGCCGTGGTCGGCCGCGTCGGCGAACGCCGTGCCGGCCAGCGCACCGGAGCGTGCGGCGTCGTCCTCCGCGCCCGCACTGTCGACCTGGATGCGTACCGCGGCCTCGCTGATGATGACCTCGGCCATCACGCACCGCCGAGCAGGGGAGCGGTAGCGGCCTGCTGTTCAGGCGAGAGCCCCCACGAGTCGCGGTCCACCATCCCGGCGCGCGCCTCGGCGACGGACACGGCCACGTCCAGGGACCGGCGTTTCTCGGCCAGCGCTTCCTGCGGGGTGTCCATAAGGATCACCTCCAGCACGTCGAGCACGGTCACCAGCGTGGTACGGTCGCGGACTCCTGCGATCCAGAGACGCCCGCGCAGGTAGCCGCCGAGGGCACGGTCAGAGGTGAGGGACAGCAGTCCCATCACCTCGAAGTAGGGCGTCCGCCTGCCGCCGCCTTGAACAGGTCGGTGTACATCGCGGTGATCACTCGGTCAGAGATCGTCGCGTCGTCGTCGTGCTCCATGAGGTGCACCCAGCGGCGGCGCGAGGAACCCTCGGCGAACGGCGGGGCATCCTCGCCCTCGGCAGGCATGTGATGTACGGACACGCCGTCGTCATCGACCAGGCATCGGCGGATCAGGCGCATCATCGCCCGGACCTGCCGCATGGTGTCGCCACCGGCCGCCGAGGCCATCTCGATCGTCGCCTTGTAGTCGATGGCGGGCAGCGCGAGAAACTGGTGATCCTCGGCGATGCCGTCACGGCGGAATACCGCGATGAACGGCACCCGACGGGTGGGCGTGTCGCTGTCGTCGTCGTAGCGCTTGGGCGCCAGGATGGGCGCCGGTGCGTTCGCGGTCGTCATGCGTCCATGCTGGTCAGCGCAGGCGCGTAACCGCGACGCCACGTGAGTACGCGAGTCATGCGACGGCATTGACTCGCCGATATGGCCGCTGTAACGTCAACAGTGGCGGGACCGATAAGCCAGTGTTACCGCAGGACACCCGCCCGACGGGGCGCAGACGACATGGAGAGATCAATGTCCGGTCGACCGGCATACTTCGCGGCACTCGTTCCCGGGTGCCCCGTCATCGTGGACACGCCCGAGTTCCCCGCCCGGCGCGGAGTCGTCACCCGGGCGCTGATCTGGGACTGCGGGGAGGCCGTGTCCACCGTGGCGCTGGACTGCCGCCCGGATCGGCCCGAGGGCTTCGTGTTCACCGCTGACTGCGTGTGGCCGATCGCCTCGCACACGCCCGCACTCACCGAGTCTGAGCTACGGCAGCGCGATATCGACAGCGCGGCGGACGCCCTTATCAACGCCTGCGACCCGAATACGAAGCCGGGCTACTGGCGGATGTGCGCCGACCGGACCAGCGGCCGGACGTCCGATATCTACGCACGGTGCGCCGAGATCGCGGGCGCACGTGCCGAGTTGAGCACCCTCTGGCGGGAAGGGCTACCGGTGAAGATCGTCAATAAGGACTCCACCAGGACGCACCCGTGGCTGATCCGGGATGACACGGTCGTGTGGTGGGTGACCGCGAGAGAGGCCGAACTGTGGGGGTTCACTGTGGACGAGTCGCAGCCGGACGGCCCGTGCTCGATCACGCAGACCCACGCCATGCCGAAGCCGCCGTTTGACCGGTCGTACTACTGGCCCGAGGGAATCGTCTCCTAACAGGCACCGCGCTGCGCTTCCTTGCCCACTCAGACGGCGAAGCGCAGCGCGGTCTCCAGGAACCTATTAGGTCGCGTACCCGGATGGTGCACCTGTTTGGCGTACACCACCCGCCCGCCCGAGATGAACCGCAGCCACCCGCCCGTCCGGCGTGGCCGGATGATGTGCGGGCGCGTGCCCTCCATGTGGTAGCCGAGGTAGGGCGTGAGGCCCTGCACGCCCGCGATGACGTCCAGGTACTGCCCGCGCGAGTTGTCTCCGCGGTTCATGCGGATGGTGGAGAGCAACAACCCCGTGTCGACACCGACGCCGCGGCGGGCGTGATCGAGCACCCGTCGGCCGCGCTTGTCGAGATCCTGCCCGATCGCCCCACGCTGGTCGTGAAACACCTTGCGCAGCGCCGCGGTGTCCACGGTCACGCTGGTCACGCTGGCGCTCACTGCAGCGGTCCCGTGGTCACCGACAGCGTGCCCTCCACCGCGGCGTACCCGCCCGCCGGGCCGAGCGTGGCCATGTCGCCCGCCTGCGCCGCGCCGAAGGTCCGCAATGCACCAGCACGCCCGCACAGTTCCACCAGCGCCTGCGAGAGCAGGCCCGCGTCGCGCATCAGCGCCAGTCCCTTCGTGGTGATCTCCCGCGCGTCCGGTGGCGAGGTCGGGTCCTCCGAGACGGGCACCCGGCGCACGATCTGCACCACGATCACCACGTGTGGAACGGTCACCGAGGACAGGACGTGGCCGGTCGGCTGCGGGACTGACCCGAGGCCCGGCGCTGCGCCCCACAGAATGCCGCCGAGGGTCACCGTCACCTGCTCACAGTCCCACGCCTGCGTGCGGGCGTCGCCTGACGCGATGATCCGCCGGTCGGGCAGCCGGTCCGATGTGGTGGCACCGTAGTGGGCCTCCACCGCTGCCAGGGTCGCCTGCGCAACGGCAGCGACGTCCACCGCCTGCCCTGCCGCCACGTCAGGACGCCGCCCTGATGCGCTCGATCAGCTCCGCTCGGCCGCCCCGGATGGCCAGTCCGCGCGCCCGTGCCACCTCGATCAGGTCCACCCGTCGCATGGCGTCCAGGTCGTCCGCCTCGGTCGGGCCCGGCGGGTCGTCCACCGGGATGTGCGGGGAGAACGGATCATCGGGCCGTTCCTGCATATCACGGTCTCCTGACGGGGAGGCGATCGGGCGACCAGGACAGAGCGTTTCGCCGCGCGTGCGACGGGTTGACGCTGGTGATCCACATGTCCACGCTGGCGATGCCGGTCAGCCCGTCGTCCAGGAACTTCAGGTCATCGAGCACGGCGAAGCTCACCCCCTGCCGCGTCACCGACTGGACGCGCTGCGGGAGCTGGCATCCCTTGCCCGCCATCCATCGCCCGATCTCGCTGGCCAGGGTGATCGTCGCGAGCTCACCGGCAGCGGGGCGCGTCTTGCCATACGAATACGTGATATCCGTATCGCGGTGCCAGCCGAGTCGGTCCAGGCGGGCCAGCCAGTTGCCGTGTAGCTCCCAGTCGTCCAGCGCCTCACCGTGCAGCGTCACGGCGCTCACTGCGGTCACGTCGTCACGGGGCAGGCGCAGCGCCCGGGGGATCTGGTCATGGTGCAGCCGGGCGCCACGCAGGCCGGTGTTGTAGCCGTACCCGTAGCCGCTGTACGACGTGGCCAGATAGCCACCCCACGGCACGCACGGCAGGCCGTACACCTGCACCGTCTCGCTGATCGAGACGTTGCGCCAGCGCCGCCCGGTGGCTGACCAGAGCACATCCGAGGCGGTGGCCAGGATCGAGCACCAGAGCGCGTCGCCGTGCAGCTCTCGCACGTCGTCGGCCAGGGCGTCTACCTGCGCCCACGCGCCACACACGTCGCCGGTCAGCGGGGGATCGGCCGGGGTTGCGTCGCCCATAGCGGTGATCTTAGGCGTCGGCCAGCACGGTGACGAAGCCCGGCGAGGTCGTGGGATCGCTGGCCACCCGGCAGTACTGCCACACGCGGTCCGTGCCAAACACAATGTCATTCAGCGGGCCGTCGCCGAAGCCTGAGTTCTGCTCGCACACCCCGCCGAACTCGGGCGTCCCCGCAGCCGCTGCGCCGAGGGTCATCGCGCTGGAGAGCTGCATGTGGGTGCGCGGGAACACCCACTGGAAGTAGGGCAGCGTGGTGGCCGGCGCGTTGTTCTCAATGGCGCTGGTCCACACCTCGATGGCCACCCCGTTCGGCGTCGCGTCGGTGTTGACCTCGGGCGCCCGGTAGCCGATCGCCATGCCGCCCGTGCCCGGGGTGGTAGTGGTGATCGCCGCCGCCGGTGAACTGCCACCGGTGAAGCTGCCCGTCACGGTCACCGCGGGGACGTCGGTCCCGGCGTACTGCCCGCCAAAGGTCAGCGTCACCGCGATGGCGGGCAGCGCGCCGCCCGTGGCGGTTACGTCGCCCGGGTCGATGTTGCTCAGTGCCTCCAGTGCGGCCTGCACCGTGGCTGCGGTGGCGTTGTAGGCGATGGCCGAGGTGGTCTGGCCGCTGAACGTGAGCGTGAACGTGCCGCCGGTGGGCGTGCCCGTGATCGCCAAGGACTGCACCTCGTTGGTCGACCCGACGCCGCCGATCACGACCGCGCCGCCGATCAGGAAGGCCATGATGTTCGGGTCCGGGGTGCAGACCGACATTTTCGCGATCGAGCCGCTGACCAGGGTGTCCGGCGCCTGATACGAGACGCAGACCTGCCCTTTGCCGTTCAGCTGCTCGACGGCCTTATTCGCGGTGAAGGTCAGGCCGACGTCCAACGTAACCAGGGCGTCCGTCACGTAGCAGTTGTTCGCGCCCACCAGTGGCGCCCCGCTGGCGTCCAGCTTCGTGAAGCGGCAGCCCCGCGCGAACAGGGTGCCGGATCCGTCATAGGCGGGCATCGCTCACTCCCTCGTGATCTCGGTGGCGAAGTGCACGCACGGGTCGAACGTCGCCGCGATCACCCGGTTTGCCCACACGGTCATCGTGTTCGTCGCGCGGTCCACTGTCTGGGCCGGCACGTCCTCGATCTCTATGCCGGTCATCCGGACCGACACCAGCGACGTCGCGTATGCCCATACCGTCGCGCCCGGGTCCTGCCCGGCCGGTCCGCTGCCCGGATAGCCCGCATCGGCGATGACATAGGAGCCGTTCATGGTCAGCAGGTCGTTACCGACCATGCGGATCTGCCCGAGTCCGAACAGCGGCAACACGTCGGGCGGCACGTGCAGCATCACCCGCTGGCCCATCCCGGCGTCCAGCGCGGCCTGCTCCAGTAGGCCGAGGGCCACCGCGGGTGAAGCGGCGCCCGACCCGACCACCGAGGCGGCACCCGAGGCGAGATACGGGTTAGTGCCCGTGCCGCCGAAGGGAGTCGCGTAGTTTGCTTCGGCCTGCGCGGCGGTTCCGCTCCACAGTTCGCGTGCGATTACGTACGGAGTGGCCGCGTCGACCACGCGCAGCATCCGCTCGGAGTCCACGCCGCCGCCCATCGTGGTGCACGCGACGGCGAAGCGGACCGCGGGCGGTCGGTAGTAGACAGCGCCCGTGGTGTCCGCATCGTGGGTATCCGGATCGGCGTCGGAGCAGTACGGAATCAGTTGATAGGTGATCCCGCAGCGCTCCGGTATCCACGCCATGCCCGCCGTCCAGCGCGTGTCCGGATCCTGCGGGCGCACCGCGGACGCCACCAGCCCGAGGGCCGGGGGCGCCGCGAGGACACCGGGAACCGTGGAGAACATGTCAGCCGCTGGTCACACTGACAGTGCCGGCGCTCATGCCGCTCGGGCCGGCCGGTATCACGACGCGCAGGCTCTCGATGCCCCTGTCGGCCACGCCCTCGAACGTCTCAAAGAACTGGCGGTAGCGGTTGCGGGCGTTGAGCTGCGAGTCACGCACCACGCCGAGATCCAGCGTGCCGCCGTCAAGGAAGAGCTTTGTCCCGGTGACGAACAGGGCCGTGTCGACGCTGGTCGGGAACTGCGGGACCGTGGCGCCCGCGGACACATTGTCGTAGACCTGCTCGGGAATCGAGATGCTGTTCACCGTGGCCGTGGTCGACGGCGCAGTGGTCGTTGTCACCGCCACCGCGGGCGAGGATCCGCCGGTGAAGCTCCCCGCCGCGGTCATCAGGGCCGCGTCGACACCGAAGCCGATGCTGAACGTCACCGTCACGCTGGTGCCCGGCAGCGGTCCGCCCGCGGCGGTGATGTTGTCCACCGTGAGGTTGCTCAGCGCCTGCAATGCCGCACTGACCTGCGCTGCGGTGGCGTTGTACGGGATCGCTGCGGTGGTCTGGCCCGAGTAGGTCAGAGTGAACGTGCCGCCGGTGGGCGTGCCGGTGATGGCGATCGTCTGGATTTCGTTTGTGCCGCCGATCCCGCCGTCCAGGTGCCATGCGGGCGTCACGCCGCGAGCGCTCAGCCACGTGTCGATCATCTGCTCGGACACCGCCAGCGCGCTCTGCCAGTCGGCAGCGGCCATCTGGTAGGCGAGGTCGGCGCGGAACATGTTGCGGACCCAGGCGGGGACGATCCAGGTCAGTGAGACCGACTCATCGATACGGTGCCGGTTGCGGTAGTAGGCCAGGATCTTGTCGAGGCCGACCAGCACGTGACGCACCGCGCCGACCTGCTGCGCGCCCACGGTGACAATCTTGCTGGTCGCATAAATCTGCGCGAGCAGCTGATTCTCGGCGAGGCGGGTATGGGCGATCACGCCGGAGCGCACGTTCGCCGCAGTGCTCTCGGGGTCGTAGCGGGCGGTGATGTTGGAGAACTCCAGGCACTGGTAAATGGCCTGGATCTGCGCGGTCTGCAGTCCGGGGCAGGGCACCTCGAAACACGTCTTGCTCGGGTCGGTGACGCCGATGCCGGCGGCTGCGTCGTCGGTCAGCGTCCACACACCCACGCCGTTCACCGCAGCGGCGGCCGAGGTATTCGGGCGGTACTGGATTGCACCGCGCTCCACCATGAACGGGGTGAGGGCCGCACGGATCGGGCGGTTCGATGACCCGATGACCTCGATATCGTAGAGGGTCTGCGGCGGGGCGCAGAGTCCACCGGCTGCCACCAGCGCTTCGGGAGCGGTTAGCGCCTCGATCTTGCGGTGGTTCACGTCGAAACTGGCGTCATTGCTCAGCCGATGCGCCTCGGGGTACTGGCGCGTCACCCGGGCGACGTGCATGCGCTCACCGTCGGCGGCGCGAGACTTCGTCAGGGTGGAGATGCGCTCGGCCATCGCGACGGCCAGCCCGGCGAGGTCGGGGATCGCGTCGCCCGCGGCGAAACTCGCGGTGCCTCCCGCCGCGGTGGTGCTGGCCACGATCGCCTGCGCGGGATCGGGCGCGGGAGCGGCCCGCCCGATCGATCCACTCGGTGCCCTGCGACCCGAGGCGGCTACGGCGGCAGGCTGCGCGGCTGGTGCTGTCGACCCCGGGGCAGGTGTCGTCTCGGGCGCAGGGGAGTCGGGCGGTGGTGCCTCGCCCGGGGTGCGCGTGCCCGGCTCGGCCGGGTCTTCCGTCTCGGTGATCTCACCTTCGGAAGGCTGCTCGGGCGTCGGCTCGCTGAGCTCGGACAGCAGGCCCTCGCGTTCAGTCGCCTCGGCGGCCCGGCTGGTCTGCGCCTCCACCACGGCGGCCCGCGCGTCGCGCAGGGTGCGCAGGTCATCGAGCGCCATCGCGGACGTGTCGCCACGGGCCTGCTCGGTGATGAACGCGCGTGCCTCGGCCAGCTGCGCGTCGGTCACCGACGCCGGGTCGGCACCGTCGCCGCGCAACTTGGACAGGAGTTCGCGGATCTGCTCGATGGACATGGCGGCCTCTCGGTCAGGCAGAGTCGAAACCGGGGCCGCCGGCTATGCCGTTACCGCTGACCGCCTGGCCGGTGCGCTATGCGCGTCGTCGTGCGGGCGCGATACCCCTTCATTGCGCCGAACGGTAGGCGCCGCGCAATCAGCGCAATGCGCACACGCGTGTCACGTCGCGTGGGACTGGGCCTTTTTCCGCTCCCAGTCGGCCACTGCAGCACACGCCTCGGCCTTAGATCCGGCGTTCACCTGCTGCAGGCCCGGGAAATTCAGGTCACCGGTGGAGCACATCCGCTTCGCGGCGTTGACGGCGACCGCGATCGACCGCGACTGGTCCATGCCCTTCGCGCGTAGGTGGTCAGAGATCCGCTTGATGTACTGCGGGAGGCCGCCGGTCTGCTGTACCCAATTCTGCGCTGCGGTCAGCACGTCGGCGGATGCGGTCAGTCCCTCCAGATCATCGGCGACGAGATCGGCCATCAGCTCCAGCCGCTCGGCGGTGTCGTCCTCCAGCAGTGCAGCGGTCAGCGCCGCGCGCTCGACGCGATCCGCCTCATGCTGGACCAGGCGGGCCACCACCGCCTCGGCGATCAGGTCCTGATCCAGCACCGGCCCCGGTGCCATCGCGCCCGCGGCGACCAGCGCCACCGGCTCACCGGCCGAGGCGACACGGCTGCGCGGGATCGGGAACCCGGGTGTCGGCACGCTCAGCGCGGCGACCAGTTCCAAGCCCGCGCCGATGCGTCGCCAGTCGCCACTCAGGCCACACGCGCGCAGTTTGTGCAGGCGCAACTCGTCCAGGCCCGGCACCGTCGCACCAGCCACCCAGATACCGTGCGCGTCCTCACCCGCGCACACGTCGGCCGCCAGCGACCCCGTGTTGTCATAGTGGGCCGAGGCCGCGCGGGCGTCGGCGGTCATCTCGGCGTGGCCGGTGTCGAGCGTGATGTGGCCCGTGGCGATCGGGCGCTGTTCCTGGCCGTCCGCTGTCAGCCGGCTGCCCGTGTGAAAGTAGGCGTAGTCGGCGGCCGAGCGTGGCGGCTTGATCCGCTTGCCCGGAAACCCGATGTGATCGCTCTGCCAGGTCGCGAGATGGCCGTACACCCGCCCGTCGTCGGCCACGGTCAGCGGCGTCGGGCCGTCCAGTCCGGGATCGCGGAACCACTCGATGGGGACCGCCTCGGGAGCGGTGGCGGCAGCGGTCAGCGACCCGTCAGGGTTCCACGTGTCCGGGATGAGATCGGTCCAGCCCTTGCGCTTGGCCACGCTGATCAGCCACTTGCGCACCTTGTCGCCGGGTAGGTCGCTGTTCCCCGCGAGGCCACACGCCTTACTGAACTGGTCGCGCGTCTTGACGGGGAACTTGTCGGTTCCCGGGAAGGTGTCGCCCGCGTCCTGCGCGTTGCTGCGTTGCTTCGCGGACACCGCGGCGGCGAGGTTGTCCGCGCCGTCGCCCTGGTCTGCCTCGCCGGTCAGTGGCATGTCGGTCACCTGGTCGCCCATCGCTACCCTCATCTTGTCGAACGTCACCGGACCCGTGAAGCTCAGGCCCGACGGGTCGATGCCTTCGCCTGCCGTCACGTGCGGCACGAACGGTTCATACTGGTCGGCCGAGGCCAGCGGTGCCAGCGTGTCGCGTGCATCCGAGAGCCCGGGGGCATCGCCGATCAGGTACACCGCGCACGGTGGCCGGTCCTGGTAGCCGTCCGGGTTGAAGCCGGCGTGCGCGAACGCACGGCCCTGCACCGGCGGCATGGTGTCGGCCATCTGCTGCGCGGAGTCGATGACCTGCTGTTGCTGGTCGTCGTCCCAGTCGGTCACGTCGTCGCCGAGGTAGACCAGCGTCAGATGCAGGTCACCGGGATCGAGGCCACCATCGACCGCCATCTGGTGCGCGTGGTCGTCGGAGGGGACGAGTGCGACCATCCCGCCCGTGTTCTGCTGATCGGCCATTACGCCGCCCTCTCGATCACGGCGCGAGTGAGCCGGTCCCGCACCTCCACCTGACGCTGCGTCGAGGTGCCCCGTCGACCCTCCGCAGTATCCGACTCCGCTAGTGCCCGCTCGGTGGGATCGGTCGGCTCGCGCAGCCGTGACAGATCCGCGCCCGCCTCGGGCACCGCGACGATGGGCGAGGTGCTGCACCTGCACCCCAGATGGTCACCGGGGTGCAGGAAGGGACCGACCCACGCCGCCCGGGGGTCCGGGCGGAGCTTCGGGTCAGTGAACGTCGTAAACCGCGTCTGATCCAGCGCGAGATGCGGAGGGAACGTGTTGCGACTCCGCTCCGGGTGGTACTGCCACTCATGGCCCAGCAGGAGCGCGCCCTGCCCTTCCAGCGTGTCCGTGATCACCGGGCCGGTGCCGAGTCCGCCCTGATCGCCGGGCTGGCCACCGCCTGCCATGCGCACCGCGGCGGCCACCTCGGACGGGCTGACCAGCGTGTCGAACTGCTCACCGCGCTGATCCGGCAGCGGCGCCAGCGGGTCGGCACGGAACAGTGCGAACTCGGCGGCGGCACTCATCGACTCCACCAGCGCGGACACCGCGGCGTCACGGTGAGGCTCCAGGCGTGTCGTCACCTGCTCGAACACCTCGCGCCCGCGGGGGCTGCGCCGGTCCAGTTTCAGCAGGCGCAGCGTCACCCGCGCGGCCTGCTCGGCGGCGTCGGCCAGCCAGCGACTCACCTGCGATTTCAGCCGGTCATAGGTCTCCGCGAGCAGATCCGGCAGCGACGCGTACGCCAGCAGAGTCTCAGCACCGAGAGCGGCAGCGACGCGCACCGTATCTACCTCGGCCACCTTCGCCGCCAGCGTCTTATCCTTGCGCACCGCGTTGCGCGCCCGGCCGCCGGCACGCTCGATCACCCGTGCGATCGCCGCATCCGCCGCGGTGACGATGCGTTCCACCAGCGCGGCATCGATGGCCGCGAGTTCCCTGGCGGTGTCGACGTCGACCGTCCAGCCCTCCAGCGGATCCGGCGGGCCCGACGCCACCACCTGCGCGGCCTGCGTCGCGGGTATCGGCTGATCCGGCACGCGCTGACCTGGCGCGGCCGGGTTGGCGTTGCCGCCCGGCGGGGTGCTCTGGCCGCCGACGGTGATCTGTCCGGGCGTCGGTTTCGCGCCGAGGCCGACGCTGATCCGCAATGCCTGCTGGAGCACTGCGTCCGTCATATCCATGCCCTCTAAGGCGGCGATCAAGGGCACCGCCTCGGGCGTGATGCGCCCCTTCGCCAGCAGGCGGGCGAGGTGCTGATGGGC